GGAGCCAAAGGAGCGGCCATGAATAAATCCAGACAAGAGGAAATCATCGGTTGTCTCTGGCTGATTGCCGGACTGGTCGCGTGGAACGGTGGGCATACCACTATTTCAACATTGCTTCTGATAAAAGCGGCGTTTGACATGGTGTGCTCCATCGTGATCGCGGCCATTGAAATCAACAAGGGAGTACCGTGATTGACAATACCAAGCGGTATGGCATATTGATTTAATGACAAACACCGATAACAAATTAAACGCGGGTGCGCTCCTCAAAATGCTCCAGAGCGTTCGTGAATTGAGCGAATTGCTCAAAGCGGACAAGACCGGAGAACATTCGCACAAGTGCAACAAATGCGGGTTTATCTGGTCGCACGAGGATTCGTGCGTAAACGATACCAAAGCGCACACCTGCCGATGCGGCAAAGAGCAGTGGTACATTCACCACGATCACAAAGAGGGCGTGTGGCAATCATGCGCCAGACAATCAACAGGAAAGGAGATATAATGAAGTTACCATTGGAAATCGAGATTGAGCGCGACATTGAGGCAAAAGCCAAAGGCGCGGAATTGCTGGCAATCGTGACAAGGCAACGCGACGAAGCCAGAGCGGAAGTCGAAAGACTGAGAGGCATATTGGCCGACATCAACGGCAGAGCGAACAAGCTGTGCGAGAGTGTCGAAAGACTGCAAGCCCTGATGCGCGGGGACAGCGAAGTCAGGCCACTAATCTTCGACCCTGAACATTATCCCGAAGATGCCAAAAAGCTATCAGAGCAACGAGGCGAATAAAGCTTTGTCAAACATGATCGGAGGCTGAACTTGAAGCAAAACTCCGAGGGTAAAAGAACTTCAAGTGTAGGGAGGCACAGTGACTGAGGGTTTAGCATTGCAGCCCGAAAGAAAGAACCCAAGGTAAGCCCGATAAGGTAACACTTGTCGGGCTTCATGCTGTACTGAGAGAAGACGCTTGGCATCACTGCTCGCAGGACTGATGATGTGTACTCAATATGCAGTCATCGTTGTCATGTCCTGTTGAGTCATGGGTAATCCTACTGCTGAGAGTGTTACCTAAGTTGTTGATGCCGTAAGCACTTATGCATCATCAGCCTTCTTGCTGTGATGTACAGTACTGTAATCACTGTACAGTACTGTACGTACCTAAGGGAACTGAAGGAATGCTTAATGTCTTGCCGGTAATGCAAGGGTGGCACACCCATTACCGGCATGCCTAAGAATGCTTTTATTTTTCTGCGGGGGGGTAGGGGGGGCTAGTTACCTGGACAATGTTGCATAATATGATGAACCACGCCGTTACCTGTAAGAAATTATCAATTCATGGGAACCCCGGGGGAGAATGTTATTTACAAATAGGAAGCCCGGGGTTATTTCCATGGTGGATGCCGAAGAAGAAGTCACGTTTGAATGACGCGGCGTTGAAGGCTCTGATCACCATTTACGGGCCGAGGGAGGCTGCGAGGAAGGCTGGGATTCCTGAGGGGACGGTTACGGTGTTTGCTTCGCGGCATAAGATCAGGAAGGCGACTGGATTTGTTCCCAGCGCGGAGAATCCTGATGCGGGTGATGCCATTGCCAATGCTTTTGCCAAGGACAGGGAGGAGAGTGCGCTTAACCTTGCCAAGTATACCAGGAACGCTTCCCAGAAGGCTGCGGAGCACAAAGACCCGCTGGAGGTCGCGCGGAAGGTGAGGGATGTTGCTGGCGTTTATGCTACGCTTTGGCCGCCTGGGGAGGAAAGTGAGCTGATTGAGAGTGCGTTACTGATGGGAGCAGAGACTCCGACTGTCAATCCTGAGGAGGTCAGGGCACGCGCCATTGAGGTTGCCGAGGATTCACGCGATGTACGGCCTGAACTTCAAGACAAAAGACCAGAGGGCGATTGAGTTCTGGTGCTTTGCCAATGATCCTCCGCTGGGAGTTGGCAGGTATCAGCATCTCAGGAACGCCATTGACCTGACCTGGAACAAGCATGTTCCCAATACCTACATCTGGAACGAGTGGAGCGAGTGGATGCAGCGCACTTTTGCTGAAAATCCGTGGTGTACGGTTACCGGCCCTGCCGCGAGCTGGAAAACCACTTCTGCCGGGCTGTTTGGACTAAGCCGGTTCTATGCTTCTCCCAAGGACACCGTTGTCATTGTCACTTCGACCACGCTGGATGGCCTCAGAAGGCGTGTCTGGAAGGAAATTTCTCATTTTTGGAGGTTGAGACCTCTCTTTGGGCACATGGTTCAGTCCAGGAACTGCATCCAGCTCCATAAAGGCAACGATAACGCCGGAATCTTCGGTCTGGCTACCGATAAAGGTGAAATTGACAAGGCAATCGGGAAGATCATCGGGTTTCATGCGCCGAACATGGTCGTTATCGTGGATGAGATGCCGTACACGCCCGAAGCCATCGTCGAAGCGTGCGTAAACTTGGAAACAGGCGCAAAATCCTTCCAGTTCATCGGTTTGGGGAACGCGGACGATCAACTCGACCCGCATGGGCGAATGAGCGAGCCAATCGGTGGCTGGGACTCGGTGGATGTCGAAAGTGAGAGCTGGAAGACGCGCCGGGGACTGTGCATCCATCTGGATGGCCTTAAAAGCCCGAATATCACTGAAAAGTCGAAGAATTACCCGGGACTGCTGACCCAGGCCGACATTGACACCACTGCGGCGGTTTACGGCGTGGATTCGCCTCAGTTCTGGCAAATGAGGCGTGGATACTGGGCACCGGAGGGAATCACCAAAACTGTCCTGTCAATGCCCATGATCCTTCGTTCCTCTGCGTTTGAGGATTGCTCCTTCGACCAGGAAGCCATTCCCGTCTCCGGTCTCGATCCTGCCTTTGAAGGGGATGACCGGTGTGTTCTTCGGCTTGGGAAATGCGGAAAGGTAGATGGCAAAATGACGCTGCGCCTGGAGCGCAAGGTTTTCGTCAAGGTCAAGGTCAAACCGGATGATCCAACGCATTACCAGATCGTCCGGCAGGTAAAGGAGGTATGCAACAATGAAGGCGTCCTGCCCTACTATTTCGGTTTGGACAGCACTGGGGAAGGAGGAGGACTTGCGAGTATTTTTCAGCGGGAATGGAGTAGAGAAATTCTCTGCGTTGAATTCGGAGGTCGTCCATCCCGTAATCCAGTGTCCAGCACCAACCCCAAACGGGCTGATGAGGAATACGACCGCCGCGTCACCGAGCTGTGGTTCTTCTTCCGTCTCATCCTGCTGAACGGCCAGATTCGCGGCCTTGATCCTGAAAGCGCCATGGAGTTCTGCCGCCGCTGGTGGCAGATGCGCGGGCCTTACGTTTCATTGGAAACCAAGGCCAAGATGAAAGACCGCACCCGAAGAAGCCCGGACATCGCAGATGCCGATGTGGTGACCGCTCAGGTGGCCCACGCGCGGTGCCGCCTTAGTCCCAACGATGTTGCCACTTCCGAAGAACGACCCGACACGCCCTGGAAGCGATTCCTTAAAAAACGCAATGTCCTCACCGACTACACAGCTATGCCTTATTAACGAGTGGGGGCCGTGTCCGCCCGATGGTTTCCGCTACGTTTTTCCCGAGACCGGATTCCTGGCCCACGCATGGACTTACATCGACTGGGTGAACGTCGCAGCGGCTCATGTGCAGGCCAACCCGGACAAGTTTCCCCAATACAGGGAAGGATTCAGGAATCTCCCGCTGGTGATGCAGGATCAGCTATGCAAAACGCTTCCACCGGGCTGGTGCCTTTATGACGACCCTGCGCGGAGGCGTCCCTCAACCACCATTTACTTCAGCGATGTTACCGCCGGTCTGAAGACTTTTGCCCGATGGATCGCGGGTGGATGCAAATATGTCGAACAATCGGAAGCGAACCGGAGAGCCGTCATCTGCACGCGCTGTTATCTCAACGTCGATGTGCAGGGGTGTGCCGGGTGCAAGGAGGCCATCAAGGAGGTGATCGGGGATAAAAAGACTCAGCACGACGGCTCCCTCCGCTCCTGCGCGGTTTGTAAGTGTTTCCTCAAGGCGAAGGTTCATTTCCCAATGGACACTCTTGACACAGAGAGCAAAGAGGTGCAAGAAATGTACCCGGGCTTCTGCTGGCTCAATAAAGAAGGCGAGAATTACCGTGGCTAAACCGATCCTCCTGTTCCGCATCGACATTGGGTTTGATCCGGAGCGGGGCTACGCCGCAGCAGTGCTGGACATACCTAACCAGCGCACCAAGGGAATCAGGGGAAACTCCTGCCAGCAGCTCACTTCCCGCCTCCGCAACGTGCTTAACGAGGAAATGTCGCAGCGAAAACACTTTCCGCTGGAGCATGACCGCTCCGAGCCTTCACGCATCATAACACCCAACGGATTCCAAACATGAGCGAACCAAAAGCAGCAACCGATCTTCCTTTTGACGATGTGCGGGAGGACAAGTTCCTCCGCCAGCAGATCGACCATCACCTTCAACTCCTCAAGGCACTTCCCGCTTCCCGCGAACGCGCTCTGGCAATCACCAAGTTGCAGGAAGCCATCATGTGGCTGGGCATGGATTTGAAGCGCCTGGGAGAAGATCATCCCTATCCCACCAGCTACGATCCTTCCAGCCCGGTAGTTCACCCAACCGCCGACAACCTCAAGCTATGATGCAACCCTACCAGCAGCGTGTGGTCGAGGAGCGAAAGGAACTCGATGAGAAGATCGACAAGCTGGACAAGTTCATAGCCGGTAACGAAATCTTCGCAGCATTGCCGCCTGACGAAAAGTACAGGCTGCGTGACCAGCTCAGGATAATGATGCGTTATTCATCCGTCCTGGGCGAGCGCATAGAACATTTTCCGAGGATAGGATGAGAATTCTGTTCATCGCTTCCATCGTGGCCCTGATCCTTGCTGTCGGGCTGGCCATCTTCCTTGGTGGAAACCATAACGGTAACCACGATGATTGATACCTACGGGCAACGTCTGGCCACTCTCGATCCCGAGACACTGGAGCGTCCATCTTCACGAATCGGGAACGCCGGTAACGCCCGTTCAATGGTGCAGCGCCTCAAGTATGAGGATGAGACGCGCATGTTCCGCGCCACCAAGCAGCAGGGTCTCATGGACGGGAACCCGCCATGGAACCAGCAGAAGCTAATCGACATCGGACAGGGGCACCGCGCCAACTTCAACCTGCGCGAGAGTGAAGGCATCGTTGAAGCCGCCAAGACGCCCTACTTCGACCTGGTATTTGAAGTTCCCTTCTTTGCCACGATCAAGTTCGACATTCCCGGGGTGGATTCATGGGTGCTCGACCAGTGGGGCGACGTAATCACCGAGGAATACACTGATACGTTGTGCGCCTGGGACGGGTTCGATCACCAGATTCAGGTTCACCAGTGGCAGATGATAGTGAATGGCGTGGGGCCGATCCACTGGCCGCACTTTATCGGCTGGCATTCCGAAGCCATCAAGTCGCGCAAGGTTCTCGTCCCGATGGAGACCAAGGCCAACGTGGATGAGCTGGAAATGTGCGTCATCCTGCACTCCTATCGCGCCGATGAGCTGGAGCATTTCATTTCTCGTGGAGGCACCTATGAGCCTGACGGGGAAGGCTGGAACATACCGCTTTGTGAGAAGGCAATCGTTGACTGCGCCAGCCGTGAAATGCGCTCAACATGGGGAACTGAAAACTATGATCTCTACCAAAGAGCGATACGAACTGGCGATCTTTACCACGGCTTTAATCGCAGTGATCGCATTTATGTGGCTTCTCTTTTCATCAAGGAATTCGGCGGGAAAGTTTCACACTACATGGTGACCGACCAGAACCTTGGACACGAAGCCGAATCCTATGAAATCATGGAGGAGGAAACAGGTTACCTGTTCAAGCGGCGTAACAAGTTTCAGAGTTTCGGCAACGTCATTTGTCCTTTCTTCTTCGACTCCGGCCCCGACGGTACCTGGCACGCTATCAAGGGGCTGGGGCCGAAGATTTACGATTTCTGCGATGTTTCCAACAGGACGTTCTGCCAGATGCTCGATGGCAGTGTCATAGGCAGTGGCATCACGCTGGAATCACAGGATGCCAACTCCATGGAGGAAACGCAGATCGCGCTGGTAGGTGGTGCCGCCGTAGTCTCACCAGGATACAAAGTTGTCCAGACCCGGATAGCGGAAAGCCTGGAAGGCGCAATGGCCATGCGCCGTGAGCTGCACGGCACTCTCCAGCAAAACACCGGCTCCTATCGCCAGCGAAGCGAGGAACAGGCTCCCGAGCCGACTCTGGGACAAAGCCAGTTGATTTCCCAGCAGCAGCAGCTTCTCACCAAGGGTTCAACCAACAGGTACTACAATAATCTCGACAAATGGCACCGTGAAAATGTGCGCCGCCTTCTCGATCCGGCACAGAGCAAACAGGTGCCCGGTGGGGAGGAAGCCATGAAGTTAAAGGCTCGCTGCATCGCACGCGGAATTCCCGAGCAGGCGCTTGATTTTCGTTACATCAAGCGCGTGAGCGCCACCCGTTCGCTGGGTTACGGCTCTCCGCAGCTCCGCGACATCACCACCCGTGAACTGGTCGGCCTTATTCCCTACATGGATGAAGTCTCCCGCAACCACGCGCTTCGGGCACGCGCGGCGTCGCTCCCCGGCATCGGGATGCACAGTGTCGATTCTTTCTTCCCGCCGATTGAAAAGTCAGGCGTCCCCAACGCACACGCCGCCCTGGCTGTCCTGGAGAATAACTCGCTCCGGCAGCCGGGCGGTAAGGCGCTGGTCGAGCCGATGCAGAATCATGCCACTCATTTTCAGGTTCATTTCCAGGACGCCATGGAACACGCGCAGGGCGCTGTCGGCGGAGCACTCGGGGCGCAGAACATTCCGCCCGGGACTGGGATGAACGGCAACGGGAATGCTTCCGGAGTGATGGGGCCGACTCTCGGAATGAATGGCGGCAACGGGATGCAGCCGGGAATGGCACCGGCCACGCCTTCAAACCCGGTGCAAGTCCTGCAACACCTTGAAAACGCTGGCCCGCACATGCAGCAGCACCTTACGGCGCTACAGGGCGATCCAACCCGAAAGGATCAGGTCACCCAATTCCAGAAGCAGATTGCCCAGTTAGGTAAAATTTCAGATCAGCTTCATCAGCAGCTCACTGAGAAACTCACAGCGCAGGCCGATCAGCCTCCTCCGCAGCAAGGCCCAGACCCGGAGACGCAGGTCAAGATGACCAAGGTGGCCGGTGACCTGCACCTCAAAGCTCAGAAGCAGGCTGCCGACTTGGGACTAAAGCAGCGAAAGCAGGAGTTCAACGAGTCTCTGGCCGATAAAAAGACCGCCGCCGGAATCCAGCGTGACACCGCGAAAACCAGCGCCGGAATCCAGCAGACGACCGCCGACATGGGACTGGCCGGAACCGTGGCCGAGCACGGCATGTCGATTGACGAAGCAAAAGCAGCTCATGACATTACACTCAAGCACGCCACGACACGTCAGGGAATGTCGCTGGCCGAACGCAAGGCCGCGCACGCCGCGAAGCTTGCCGCTAAAAAAGCCGAAGCAGCCGCGAGGCAGGCGGCCAAACAGAAACCTGCCTCTCAGTGACCATTGAAGAATTCAGAAAGCACAAATTCCTTCCGTCCCAGTGGGCGAAGGAGCTGCAAACCAACGGGATTTTGCAGGCTGTTCTCGCCGTCATGGAAGACAATCATCCGGCACATTTCGCCCTCCGTGGAGACAAGGATGAGGACGTATCTCCTACTCGCGCCGCCATTGAACTGGGGCTTACAAGGGGTTACTCTAAGTTTGGCGACACTCTGCGTCTTCTGGCCCGACCGGTTCTGGCTCCTGTGGCAGACGCCGGGCCACCGACTTATGAAAGTGAAAACCCGAAAGAATAACCTATGGCCGAACCAGTAATCGTACCGCCAACACCGACAATCACGCAGCCTTCCTCGCCAGCTCCCGTGGACAATTCCCCGGGCATGGATCAGGTTCAACGCGCCTTCGACCGCGCTTATCCAGACATCAATCCCCAGAGGACTGCCGCCGCTGCCGCCGAAGCTCCGGCTGCGCCAACTCCTCCTCCTCCTGAGCCGACGACTCCTCCCGAGCCGACAGCGCCCGAACCAGCAAAGCCGCCAACCGAGTTCAAGGTTCCCAATTTCCTTGAGGAAGCACTTAAAGGGGAAGCACCGGCAGCTCCGGAAGCTGATCCGGAAGCGGATTTTCCAGACGATCTCCCGCAGGAGCAGAAGCAGAGCCGCATCAAAGGTCTTCGTGAGGCTTATAAGAAGCTGAAGACCGAAGTTGCCACTCTACGCAGCCAGCCCAATCGAGACCCGGCGGAGCAGGCACGGCTCCAGTGGCTGGAGCAGAACAACCGACAGATGTCCGAGATGCTTTCGCGCGTTGGCGTGGAACATTCGCAGGAATTTCAGCGGGAAATCATCGCCCCTCTTACCGCTTCATGGAACGAGGCCGCGCGTATTGTCAAAGACGCTGGCGCTGACCCGCAGGAACTGGCCAAGGCCATGACGCTGACCGGAAAGGCGCAGTTTGAGGCGCTCGACATGCTCTTTCAGGAAATGCCGGAGAGCGCAAAGCTTGAAGCGCATGACGCGCTACGGACTTACAAGCGTTACGAGGAAGCGCGGCAACGCGCGGTGGCGAATGCGCCGAGAACGCTGGAAGCACTCCAGAAAAAAGAGGCCCAGCGGCAATACCAGGAACTGGGAAAACAGCGTCAGGGCATGGCCCAGATGTTCGACCGCGCTCTGGCGATGCTTCGGGACGAGGCGAAGGTCGAAGTGTTCCTGAAAACCAACGACCCGGAAGGAAAATGGTGGAACGATCAGGGAGAACAGGTCATTCAGCAGGGAAGGCAGCTCTTTCTGGAAAACACCGACATGGATAAGGTCGCCATGGCCTGCCTTTTGGCCCCGACAGCCGATGCCTACCGCAAACTTTTCCTCCAGTCCCAGCAAAAAGTCGGGGAATTGCAGAAAATCATACGGGATCGCATCGGCGGAGAGCCGAATTTAAGCGAAAGCGCCGGTAACGGGAACCTCGGGCCGGAATCCCAGTTGAAGGAAGACCTAAAAAAGCCATTTGATCAGGTGTTTCTGAGGGAATTTCACAGGGCGCAGTCCAGAACGCGATGAGAGACGGGCTTTATATCGTAATGACGCGCGACATCACGGCGGCGTTCGTGGTTCGTGAGGGGGAAGTCACCACTTGTGCTCCAATTCTGCGTAAAAATCTTGAGCACTGGAAGAAAGTAGCCCAATGGCATCCCAGTGACCTGTCGATACCGCCCGTTGAGATGGAAATGGCGAAATAAGCCTACTTGTCTGATTTTTCGGCCTTTTTGGCTTCTTTTTCCTCTGCTTCCTTCCGATCTTTCACTTCAGCGATGTTCTTTTTCTCTAAATCCATCGCCGGGTTCTCCTGACCGAGTGAATCCTTGAAGGTTTCGCCCGCCTTCGCGCCATGAGCTTCGTGTGAGCCATGCGTTTCGTGTGATTTCGTGTTTTTATCCATAACTTAAGATTCGTAGCATGTTCCCCGGATGGCGGTCAAAGAAATTCTCTTGACTGTACCCCGGGGCAGGAATAAACATCTCTCTCGGATGACAATGCGGCTTCATCCACCGAAGGGCGTGACGCAGTAGGAGATGTAGTCCCGATCTCAAACAGGAAGCGGCTGAATACCGGAAGCCAGCCACCCGGAAAAGCTGATGCCCGCTCTTTCAGGGCGGGAACAATCGTCAGCCGAACTGTTTGAGTTACGAAAGGACTACTTCGATGGCTTGCGAAAACATCAAAAACGCTTTCTACGCTCTCACAGGACAGGTGTCCCCGCGTCTGTACAACCGAATCAGTCTCAATGATCCGTGGGTAGCGTATGTCGAGAAGGGCGAGTGGCCCACCGGCATGGGCTTCACCATCAACTCAATGATGCTGGAGCGGACTCTTACGGACAGTGAGGATGGAACGAAGTGGGTTAATGCAACCCCGTCGAGCACCAATGGTGTTGACGGAGGTGTTGTTGATAACAACAACTGCTTGCCTACTCCGGAAATCCTCAAGTTCGGCCAAACGCTGACTCCGTTCACAATGCAACGCAGGAATATCCAGACGGAGAACTTCTGCATCAACGATCTGCAAAACGATTTCATGATCTCGCAGACGTTGAGCAACGTGATGGATCAGTTGGAGACAGTCACGGAATGGGTCTGGAGTAACAGGTTTCAGAATGAGTATCTCAACCTTGCCGGTCATCACATCGCTGAGACCGGTACTGGGGCGATTGCCGATTCTGGGACAAGGTTCACTCCATTGGCCATACCGACGACAGCAACCAGCCGACTGGTGCAGGGAACACTGGAGCAAATCTATACGCAGCTCGTCCTTGACGGCGCGGTCGCCACGGCAGGCGCAATCGGAAAGGGTGCGAACGATCAACCGATCTTCGCGCTGTTCACCGATGCGGTTACGTCGCGCGATCTCATCCGGCAAGACCCCGATCTGCGAATGGATTTCCGCTACGCAGACCCGGATAAACTCATCAACACGCTGGGCACGCCCTACAGCTATAATGGCTACAAGCATGTCTGGCTGAAGTTCCCGCCGCGTTACGACGCATCGGGAGCGCGGGTTTACCCGTATCTGGCTCCGACGCAGACCACCAAAGGATGGAAACGCGACGTGAATCCTG